CCATCGCGGGAAGCGTCATCCCACGCCGGCGAAGGGCTTGCCGACGTCGCCATCGCCACTGACTGGCGCCGCGCGGCGGGAGTGGACCAGGATGACGGACTTGCTCGCCGCCTCCGAGCTCTTGACCGTCGTCGACGGCGCCATGCTGTTTCACTACTGCGAGCTCCACGGAGCAACGGAGCTGATCAAATCCACGCTCGCGCGGGTGCGGGGCCACTCGATCGCGGCGGAGCAATTGCGGGCACGATTGATCAGCCAGGCCCGCCAACATCGCCAGGTGATCCGGATGTACTTGACAGAATTCGGGCTCTCGCCGGCGGCGCGGAGCCGCGTGGATCTGTCGCACGCGGGCGCCGGGGCGGTGAGAGGGACGCCCGACGACATGAGCGAGTTCGATCGACTGGTGCCGGTCGTCGTGCAATGACTCGTCCTCACGTCGTGGATCTCTACGCGCAGCGTGTCGTCGCGGGCGAGGTCGCGGCCGGGAAGTATCACCGGTTAGCGTGCGTGCGGCATCAGCGGGATCGCATGTGCGAGGCGACGGCGGCGTTTCCCTTTCGTTTTGATGAAGCGATCGCAGACCGATTCTATCGATTCGCGGAAAAATTGAAGCACTACAAGGGCCGGCAGTGGGCTGGGAAGTTGATCCAACTCTCTGACTGTCAACGATTTTGTCTCGGCGCCTTGTTTGGTTGGGTGTCGACGTCGACTGGCCTTCGGCGCTTCCGGACGGCGTACCACGAGTGGCCTCGCAAGAACGGGAAAAGTCTGATGGCGGCTGTGGTGGCGACGTACGGCACGTTCTTCGACGGGGAGGGTGGCGCCGAAGGCTACTGCGCCGCGACTAAACGTGACCAGGCCCGCATTGTGTTCAACGATGCGAGGAAACTCGTGACGATGAATATGGGCCTAAAGGCGCGAATCGGCGTGCATGCAGCGAATCTGCATCATGTCGCGTCGGCGTCGAAGCTTGAGCCGCTCAGCGCGGATTACAACTCGATGGACGGGCTCAATCCGCACCTGGTGGTGCTCGACGAGATGCACGCGCTCAGGGATCGTGGCGTGATCGACGTGCTGGAGACGGCGATGGGCGCGCGGGTGCAGCCGATCATGTTTGAGATTACGACGGCGGGGGACGACCCAGTCTCCCCCTGCGGCGACCAGCACGACTATGCGTGCCAGATTCTCGACGGGGTGATTACGGACGAGACCTTCTTCGCGTTCATTGCCCACGCCGATCTTGAGGACGATCCCTTCGACGAGGCGACCTGGGCGAAGGCGAATCCGCACTACGGGATCTCTGTGAACCCGGCGGATCTCAGGGCGCTGGCGACGAAGGCGAAGCACATGCCGAGCGCCCTCGCAGCCTTCCAGCAGAAGCGGCTCAATGTGTGGGTGCATGCGTCGCAGCCGTGGCTCTCGCTGGAGGGCTGGCGGCAGGGCCAGACGACGGGCGTCGCGATCGAGGCGTTTCTCGACGCGCTGCGAGGTCAGGTCTGCTGGGCCGGCGTCGACCTCAGTTCGAAGATTGACCTAACGGCGGTCGCGCTGCTCTTTCCGCCGACGCCCGAACGGGCGAAGTGGGCACTCGTGCTGCAGGCGTTTACGCCTGCGGACACCCTCCGCGAGCGGGGTGTCCGGGATCGCGCGCCGTATCCGATCTGGCAGCAACAGGGGTGGCTCTCGACGACTCCCGGGAATCGGATCGATCAACAGGCGATCCGGGAGGCACTCGCATGGGCGGACGAAACATTCGATCTGCGAGAGATCGGCGTGGACCCGTGGAATGCGGGGAACCTCATGACGGAGTTACAGAACGATGGGTTCACGGAGGCGCAGATCATCGAGATTCCACAGACCTTCAATCACCTGAGCGCGCCGTCGAAGGACTTTGAAGCGGACGTGCTGGATGGGCTCGTCGATGCCTGCGACAATCCGCTCATGACGTGGATGGTGGCCAACGCCGTCGTGCAGCGGGACGGCAAGGACAACCTCCAGCCGATCAAAAAGAAGAGCCGCGGCCGGATCGACGGCGTCGTCGCCGCAATCATGGCGAGGAAGTTGGCCGCGCGGGCGGAGCTCGCCGAGCAGCCCTGGACGGGCGACGTGCGATCGCTGTCGGAGTTTGTGTGATCTGGCTGCGCGCGAACCCGCACGCAACGGTATTTGGGCTGGGACTCGTGGTATTGTGCGTAAGCGTCGGGATGTGGTCTCGCCCGTTGGCTGGGACGATTTTCGGCGCGGTGCTGATGCTCGTCGCGGCGTGGCCGTTCGTGGTCAAGAGGGGAGACTAGTACGATGGATCTCTTGGCTGGGCTCCTGACGGGGAGTCTCCACGCCGGCACGCCTGGCCCCGCAGACGACTGGTGGTACTCACCAGTCGGGACGATGACGACGTCGGGCCTGCGCATCGACGCGGCCGGCGCGCAGAAGATCAGCGCCTGGTATCGCGGGCGTGACATCCTCGCGACCTCGCTGGCGATGCTGCCGTTGATCACCTATCGGCGGCTCCCGAACAATGAAGGCCGCGAGCCGGCGCTGGCCCATCCACTCTACGACGTGCTCCACCGGCGGACGAACCACTGGCAGGATGCGTTTCAGTATCGGCGTGAGGCGATGTTCTCCGTCATCGATCACGGCTGGCACGTCGCCGAGATCGTTCCCGGGCCGCGCGGAATCGTTGATCAGTTACAGCCGATCGAGCCGGCGCTCGTCACGCCGGAACAGATCGCCTCTGGGCCGCGGCGGGGCCGGTGGCTGTTCCAGGTGCGCGATCAGAGCACTGGCCAGACGACGACGCTGACCCAGGATGAGGTATTTTTTCTGCGGGGCGCGGGCGGGAAAGGAATCCTCGAGCACGCGCGGGAGAGTCTTGGGCTCGGGGTCGTGCTGGAGAGTTACGCGTCGAGGCTCTTTTCGCGCGGCGCGATGTCTGGCGGGATCATCCAGACGCCGGGGCCGGTGACGCCGGAGGCCATGACGCTCATGGCTCGGTCGTTCAAGACGGCGGCCGGCGACTGGCACATGCCGCGCGTGCTGACGCACGGGGCGACGTTCGTGCCGTCGATGATGGAGCCGGAGAAGGCGCAGATGATTCTCAGCCGGCGATTTACGGTCGTGGACATCGCGCGGTGGTTGGGACTGCCGGCGCACATGCTCAACGAAGTGGATACCGCCGGCGTGACGGGGCTGGAGCAGAAGGGCCAAGAGTTCGTGACGTTCTCGCTCGGTGGCTGGTTGTCCATGTGGGAGTTCGGGATAAACGATCAGCTCATCATGCGTCCCGAGACGTACTTCGCGGAGTTCACACGCGATGCGCTGGCGCGCGGGGCGCTCGCCGAGCGGTGGGAGGCGTACGTCTCGTCGACGAATGCCGGCATCCGGACGCGAAACGAAGTGCGGCGCCTCGAAAACCTGCGGGCGCTGCCGGGACTGGACACGCCGCTCGATCCGCAAAACATCACCGGGCGCGGCGCGCGCGGGGGACCGCAAGACAATCAGCGGCCGGGCCGCGCGGGGGACGGGCAGTCCGCAGAGGCCCGCGAGACGCAGGCGCAGGCGATTGCGGGGGCGTCGGCGGCACGCCTTCTGCGAAAGGAAATCGCCGCGGTACAAAAACTCGCGGTGAAATGGGCGGCGGATGCCGACGGGTTTGCGGTCGCGGTGACCGCGTTCTATGCGGGCCACGCCGACCTCGTCGCGCAGACGTTGCAGATGTCGCCGGCGGCCGCGAACGACTACTGCTCGCAGCAGGCGGCGCAGATCCTCGGCGGCGACTGGCTGGCGGCGATCACGCGGTGGCGATCGCCAGAGTACGCGACCGGGTTCGCCTCGCTGGCGATGGAGGCGACTTGATGGCGCACCAGATTCCTTTCCCCTCGCCCGCCGTCCCGATCCTCGGCCAGCCGTTCACGGTGACGTGCGGATTTCCGACGCTGGTGCTGCAGTGTCAGTGCGCGGCCAAGACGACGGTTCTGCTCATGGCTGGCACGCCAGGTTCCTGTCGGGCGTGTGGCCGGGCGTACGTGATCGCGAGATGCACGTTCAACGTGCAGACGGGCCAGATTCAGGCGGAGATTGGGCTCGTGACGTCCCACGCGGGGCCCGCCAATGGCGACGCCTCAGAAGGAGCGTGACGCATGCGGTATCAGCGGATTTGTCGGTACGTGTCCGAGACGCCCTGGGCCATCACGCCGGAGAAAATGGCCGACCTGTTGGAGGTCTTGACGTTCCGAGCCGCCGGCGGGGTCTTCACGCCGGAGGAGATCCAGGCCGCCATCGGCGCGCCGCGCTCGGCGGCGTCGGCGTCACAGAGCGACGCGGTGGCGGTGATTCCCTTGCGAGGGGTCATCGCGCATCGGATGGACGCGCTGGACGAGGCGAGCGGTGGGACGTCCGTTGAGCGGTTCGGGCAGATGTTCCGGGCGGCGTTGGCGGACGCGGCCGTCGGCAGCATTTTGCTCGATGTCGATAGTCCGGGCGGCACCGTGCCAGGCGTGCAGGAGCTCGCCACAGAGATGCGGCGTGCGCGGGCGACGAAGACCAAGCGGGTGGTCGCCGTGGCGAACAGCCTGATGGCGTCGGCGGCGTACTGGCTGGCCTCGTCGGCGGCCGACGAGATCGTGGCGATTCCGAGTGCTGCGGTCGGGTCGATCGGCGTGTTCTCGGTCCATGAGGACTTGAGCGAGCGGGCGAAGCAGCTTGGGATCAAGGTCACGGTGGTCTCGGCGGGCACATACAAAACGGAGGGCCACCCGTTCGAGCCGCTCTCCGACGAGGCGAAGGCGCACGTGCAAGCGCGCGTCGATGATGCCTACGAGGCGTTCGTCAAGGCGGTCGCACAAGGACGCGGCGTGTCGCCGTCTGCGGTGCGTGGCGGCTACGGACAGGGTCGGGTCCTGGGCGCGACGGATGCGCTCGCGGCCGGGTTGATCGATCGGATCGATACGTTCGACCACACGATCGCGCGATTGGGGCGGGGCCGCGTCGGGATGCAGGCGGAGGGCGTGGAGGCCCCACTCCTGGCCGAACGTCACTCTGACGAGGATCGGCGCCGGAGGCTGGAGTTCTAGGCAGGACCCCGGAATGGCCAGGCCCAGAAAATCGGACGCCGAGAAGCTGGTCCCGGCGAAGACCTCCATCCGAACCGCGCGGTTCGACGCGCTCGATCGCGAGGCACGCGAGCGCGGGATTCCCCTCGCACGCGTGATCCGTGAGCGGCTCGATCCCGAGTTAGGGTTTTGCGAACGAAAAACCTCACTCGGGCCTCTCTCCTGATAGGCTGACAGTCGAGCAGGAACGCGGCTTCCGTTGAAGGCGCGTGTTGGACGGGCGTGAACGCTCCCTGATGTGGACGCGGCCACCCGTGCATCACGCGCCTTTTTTGCGTGAAGAAGGAGTCAGGAGAGCGAATCGATGCGCACCATCAAGCACATTCGGCAAGATCTCGCCGACAACGCGGCGGCCCAGGCGGCGCTGCGCAAAGAGGGACGCGACCTCCTGGGCGTCTCCGCCGCCACACGGACTGAGGCGCAGCGCACGCGCCTCACGGCCGTCGAGGGCGAGCTCGACGCGCTGGTGACGGCCGCGTCGGATCTGGAGCGCGAGCACGCGCAGGCCCTCCGGTTCATGGAGGAGGAGCGGCACGAGCCCACCGTCAGCGGCGTGGCCAGGCTTAGCTTGGGGGTGGATCACGCGGCCGATCGTCCGTGGGGTCCGACGTTGCCGGCCGGGGCGACGGCGGCCATGCAGGCCGAGGCCCAGCTCGCGGCACTCGGGGAGTTCGGCGTGGCCGTGTACCACGCGTC